TCACAAGCGGCTGCACCACGGGCAGAAGCAGGAGTTCAAGATTCTTGCTCGCATTGTGTCAGAAAACCTACCAGCTTCTTACCCATACCAGCTTGAGGGTGACGGCCAACAGCTGAAGGAACAGGATTTCGACGGTCGTGTGGACATTATCCCGGTCAGCGACCCGAACATCTTCTCGATGGCGCAGCGCGTAGCCTTGGCTCAAGAGCAACTGAAGCTGGCGCAGACCAATCCGCAGATGCACAACCTGCACGCAGCGTATCGCCGGATGTATCAGGCGCTCGAAGTGCAGAACATCGATGAGGTTCTGCCACCACCACCGCAGCCGCAGCCTATGGACCCAGCAATGGAGAACGGTCGCGCGATTGTGGGGACACCCATGCAGGCCTTCCCTGACCAGAACCACGAAGCACACATCCAAGCGCACGTGGCGTTCTTCAAACTGCCGTTGGTTCAGGCCGTGCCTCACGCTGTGACGGGGCTCCTGTCACACATCATGGAGCATATCGCCCTGTTGGCTCGACAGCAGATGGTTGAACAGTCGCAGCAGCTGATCCAACAAGTACAGATTGCTGTACAGACTGGCGCCATCCCACCAGAGCAAGCGCAGCAGCAGATCGCTCAAACACAGGCTGCCTTGCAGGATCCAAAGCACTCGGCGGACTACGCTGCTCTTCTGCAGCAACAGATCATTGAGAAGATGCTTCCTGAGATTATGCCTCCCGCCCCTGACCCAATGGCTGACCCACTGGTGCAGATTCGCAACAGTGAGCTCCAGCTCAAACAGCAGGAGATCATGCAGGACGGTCAAATTGACCAGGCTAAACTTGAGATCGATCAGGCCAAGCTGTCGCAGAAAGCTGCCTCCGAGGCTGCTCGCTTAGAGCTGCAGGAAGATGTGGCTGACGAGCGCAATGAGGTGAACCGTGAGCGTATCGCCGCACAGATGGCGATGGCTGCACAGCGCAACCAAGGAGGCAACTGATGCCTCTGAAGAAGGGAAAGTCCGAGAAGACGGTGTCTTCTAACATCTCGAAGCTTCGGGACGAGGGCTACCCGCAGAAACAAGCTGTGGCGATTGCGCTGAGTACAGCTGAGAAGAAGATGGCAAAGGGCGGCGTTGTAAAATCGTTCAGCCCAATTGCTCGTCCACAAACATTCAGAGGAGTGTTCTGATGCCTTCAATTACTATTACGTTTGGGGAGATGACCCCGGTTGATCAGTTCATGGATGACGATGACGGGAAGAAGTGCCCTGTTGCCACTCGTGACGAGGCTTTCAATGAGAAGAACAAAGAGTCGGCTGTTGAGACTGCGGACTACCGCGATCCAGCCGATGGTGGGACGTCTCGCCTGTCTGACGTCTGCGGAAACTGTGGTGCATACAACCAGACCGATGATGTCCTTGAGTGCATCGGTGACGAGTCTGGTGATGTCGGTTACTGCCAAATGCTAAAATTCGTTTGCGCTGCTGACCATACATGTGACAAGTGGGTAGAGGGTGGTCCAATCACCTCTGACTTGGAAGATGATTATGGAGAGTACCTATAATGGATGTTGTGGACTTTGCGTCACGTGTGTATAAGTTGTTGCGTGAGCGGGAGGATTACATAAAAGACCTCCTCGCCACGGACGGTCTTCCCAATTGGGAAGAATACAAAAAGCTGGTGGGTGAGCTACGGGGCCTTTCCTACGCGTCGGCTGAAATAAAGGCCCTGCTGGAGAAAAACGCAGATTATGACGAAGAAACTTTATCTTCCTGACCATGTTGCGCAGAAAATCAACGCTGACAAAGCAGCTCAGGCTGCCGCCCCTGAAGGGGACAGCGCGGTACCTTCTCTCGACACATCGTACGTCAATCCAAGTGAGCGCGTACTAGACCCATCTCTCGTAGAAAAACCACTGCTCGACCGTCTCCCGCAACCAACTGGTTGGCGGGTTTTGGTTATGCCTTATCAAACGGATGCAAAAACCAAAGGCGGTTTGTATATCCCTGATGAGGTGCGGGACCGAGAAAGCGTAGCGACGGTTGTTGCTTACGTGTTAAGTGTCGGGCCTCTGGCCTACAAAGACGCTGACAAGTTTGGTCCTGATTCAGAGCCGTGGTGCAAGAAGGGCGATTGGGTCTGCATCGGCCGGTATTCCGGCTCTCGGTTTAAGATCGAAGGTGGAGAGATCCGCATCATCAACGATGATGAGGTGATTGCCACAGTTCTTGAGCCAACCGATATCAAAACTGTCTGAGGAGAAGACGTATGTCTGAAGAGGCCAAGAAGGCTATCGAGGATGACGATCAAGAGATCATCATCGAGGAGGAAGTGGAGGAGTCCGGCGAGGATGAACCCACAACAGATGAGGTGAAGGCCTCTGAGGGGGACAACTCCGACGAGCTTGAAACCTACAGCAAAGGTGTCCAGAAGCGCATCTCTCGCCTGACGGAGAAATACCGTAAGGAAGAGCGCGATCGCCAAGAGGCTGTTCGTGTTGCTCAGCAGTTGTTGCAGGAAAAGCAACAGCTCGAAGGTCGCTTGAAGCAGCTGGATAGCGGCTACCTGAATGAGTACGGAGCCCGGATCGAGGCACAAGTTACGTCGGCTCGCCGTAACTACAAGGACGCTTATGACGCTGGCGATACGGACAAGATGATCGAAGCTCAGGAGGCTCTGGCACGAGCGACTTCTGACAAAGATCGTTATGAAATAGCCAAGCAGCGCGCTGATCAGCGCTTGCAGGCTCCAGCGCAACAGCAGACCCAACAGCAGTATGTTCCTCAGCCCCAGCAGCAACAAGCTGCTCCCGCGGTCGATCAAAAGGCACAGGGTTGGGCGGAGAAGAACACGTGGTTTGGTCAAGACGAGGTCATGACCTATGCCGCCTTCGGTGTTCACCGTAGACTCGTCGAGGAAGAAGGGTTTGACCCACAGAGCGATGAGTATTATAGTGAAATCGACCGCCGTATGCGTTCGGAGTTTCCGAACAAGCTCAAGGTGGAGAAGAGATCGGGGAATAGTCAGGTCGCACCTGCTGGCTCTTCAGCATCCCGCAGCACAAAATCAGGGCGCAGGACCGTGAAGCTCTCACCGTCGCAGATCGCTATTGCGAAAAAGCTGAACGTCCCTCTTGAGGAATACGCAAAGTACGTGAAGGATTGATCTGATGACTGATAATAAACGAGCTCCACGAGCAACCGAATCGCGTGAAACAACCGCGCGCCGTAAACCATGGGCACCGCCCAGTCACCTACAAGCACCTGACGCCCCTGAAGGCTATGTGCACCGTTGGATTCGAACAGCTATGCGAGGCGAGGAGGACGTGATGAACGTCACATCCAAACTTCGGGAAGGATGGGAACCTGTCCGTGCTGATGAGCATCCAACATACCACGCCCCTGTGATTGACTCTGGGAGTTACGCAGGCGTTATTGGTCAAGGTGGTCTGATGTTGTGTCGCATCCCTGTCGAGACTGCGCAAGAACGATCCGCGTATTACGGGAACCGGACCCGCGAACAGATGCAGGCTGTCGATCAGGACTTAATGAAGGAGTCACATCCTTCGATGCCGATTCAAAACAATCGGCAAAGTCGTGTATCCTTCGGTGGACGTGGGTCTACCGATTAACTGAAAGCTAAAGGAGCTGTCAAATGGCCAATACAAATGGCGCATTCGGTCTTCGTCCCATTGGAAAAGTGGGTCAGAACGCCAACAGCACTGGTGCAACTGAGTATCGTATTGCTGCAGGCAACACGAACGCTATCTATCAGGGTTCCCCTGTTATCCCTCTCTCCACAGGTGTCATTGACATCGTTGGTGCAGATGCGGGTGGCACGGTAGGTCTGCTGGGTGTGTTCTGGGGCTGTGAATACGTTTCCTCAACCACTGGTGAAAAGATCTTCTCTAACTACTGGCCTGGTTCAGGTGCAGATACAGACCATCCTGTAAAGGCGTTCGTCTATGACGACCCAATGCAGACGTTTGTGATTGCATCAGATGCCTCACTGACCAACGAAGCCACGGCTCGCGGTCACGTGTTCATCAATGCGAACTTCGCCGCAGCAACAACTGGTTCAAGTTCAACTGGTCTGTCTGCTGGTTCATTGGGTGTTAGCACAATCGCTGCTACAGCTGCTCTGCAGTTGCGGATTATGGGTTTCCAAAACGATCCCGATAACCAAGACTTCACCGCTGCTGGTATCCCTGTAATGGTTCGACTGAATAACCACTTCAATTCCGCCAACGGTGGTATTGCAGCTGGTACTCCGTCGACTACTGGCGTTTAAGGAGGGCTGAAACATGGCTATTTCACGCGCACAACTCGCGAAAGAGCTGGAGCCGGGTCTTAACGCCCTCTTTGGCATGGAGTATGGTCGTTACGAAAACCAGCACTCCGAAATCTTCACCACTGAGTCTTCTGATCGTGCATTCGAAGAGGAAGTCATGCTGACCGGTTTCGGCGCAGCACCGACTAAATCTGAGGGTTCAGGCATCAACTTCGACGAAGCTGGTGAGGCTTACACTGCTCGGTATAACCACGAGACTGTCGCTCTGGCGTTCTCGTTGACCGAGGAAGCTATCGAAGACAATCTTTACGACCGTCTTGGCTCACGCTATACACGTGCCCTTGCACGCTCAATGGCTCACTCCAAGCAGGTGAAAGCCGCCGCTGTTCTGAACAACGCCTTTACAGGTGGTGCTTCAGCTGGTGGCGACGGTAAGGCGCTTTGTGCGACTAACCACCCACTTGCTAACGGTGGTGATTTTGCCAACACTCCATCAACTGCAGCTGACCTGAACGAAACATCTCTCGAAGATGCTTTGATCAACATTGCTGGTTTTGTTGATGAGCGCGGCATGAAGATCGCTCTTCGCGGCCTGAAGCTTGTCATCCCTCGCCAACTGCAGTTTATCGCAGAGCGTCTGATGGTATCGAACCTCCGCGTCGGCACAGCCGACAACGATGTGAACGCGCTTAAATCAATGGGGATGCTTCCTGACGGCTACGCTGTCAACGACTTCCTCACAGATCCAGATGCGTTCTTCATCAAGACTGACGCACCTCGTGGCTTCGTACACTTCGAGCGCACACCTCTGTCGACCGGCATGGAAGCCGACTTCGACACAGGTAACATGAGGTTCAAAGCGAGGGAGCGTTACAGCTTCGGGTTCAGTGACCCTCGCGCCGTGTTCGGCTCACCCGGCGCAGCCTAATAAAAACAAGGACTTAGGTCTTTTTAAGCCCCGCTTCGGCGGGGCTTTTCTTTTGTTTGACTACAAGTATAACACAAGATACAGTACGGTTAATGAGACTTATACCGAAAAGGATTTTCCTGTGTCAAAATCAAACAATGTCATTGCTGTGTACGAGATAAGAAACACGATAAGTGGAAAGTTCTACATAGGTAGTAGCGGCAATTTGTATGAGCGCTGGAGAACGCATCGCACGAAACTGAGAAAGCGAACCCATCCCAACCCCAAGCTTCAATCCTCATGGAGTAAGCACGGAGAGAGCGCTTT